GGCAATTCCTCATACTGAACCACGATGCCTGTGCTGGTAAATAGATAGCCCTGCTCTGCTGTGGCATCTGCTTTTGATTTATCAATACAGTATTTTTTTATTAAATTTTTCAGCACATCATCGCCCAGAAGAACATCTGCTTCACAAGGTTTCATTTTGGAAAGAAACTCATCCAAAGCACTACGCATCAAATCTGAAAGCATCAAATAAACCTCTGGAGAAATTTCTCCGAAGTAATATCTCGTTTCAGAAAATGGCAGTAGAGAAAAACTTCTCTTGAAAAAAGGCAATTCCTGTTTTTCCGCCAAAAGATTCAAGGCTTTTGCTAAATAAAAATCTGCCTTTCTGAGCCAACTCAAAGCCAAGTCACGAACATCCCACCAGCTGGCGTTCTTGGTCGTTCCCTGCTCATATTGGTTAATTCCATAGTTGCTCAGATGAACCTTTATCCTCGGAAGCGACAAAACAAAGCTGTAATGAAGCCCCGCCGTTACCAAATTATTATAAGCCGTTGGATTGGAGGTTTCCAGCTCTTGGAATACTTCTTTGTCTACCAAGGAGAAAATTTTTCTCTCAAATCCATACTGCTGGTCTATCAATTCAAAATCAAAATTCTTGGGAAAGCTCACCAGCTCTCTGGCTTTCTGCTCTGTTATTTTTTCCATTGTTACTATATTTTCCGCACTGATTACGAAACTTTTACTTTTGGTAATTTAATTCTTAACTGCCACTTGTCCATTTGGGTTTTTGTCCAAAGTTGTCAGATTGATGTTCGGGAATTTCGCCACGAGGTCTTTGTTCCAGTTATTCCATTTCTGAATTAGTCTAAAAACCCAAAGCGTTCGGGCGTGTTTCCTCGGAAGCCTCGCACAAAGTATCGTCCATGCCTCCCGTTTATCAGATCCAGAACCGCTCAAGTTTTTTCCACCAGGAACACCTGCACCCAACAGGGCTGGATCTACCCCCATAGAGAACAAAATCTCCGAGTTTCCTGCGCTGGCATCGGGCAGAAAATCACCACCAGCTTGTGTCTGCTTGATTTCCTCAATCTGAATTCCCTTTATCAGCTCTCCCGAGTTTTTGTCCCTAAAAAATGGAGAAATCAAACTTTTTCCGCTTCCTTTATTCCCCGTCATCTCTTTGTCTATGCTGTTTACCAGCTCTTCTCTGTATCTGTTTTTCAGCTCACTGTCGAACTTCGCCCACTCATCCTTTCCGTATCTATGAATGAAGAAATCATCAGCGATATGAATCATATATTTAAAATTAAACTGCTGCTCAAACATTCGTTTTTTCAACTCTGGAACGGACAGAACTACATCCATCCAGCCGTTTTTGAACGAAGAATGCCAGCCGACCGATGGATAAACTTTCTCTATCATCAAGGTATTCACAATCGGAACAATGAATTTGCTGATTTTCTTCGCCTTGCAGTAGTCTTTAATTTCCTGCATGGACAAATTCTGCCCGAAGCATCGCACCTTTATGGTATCTTTTTCGTTAATATCCGTTTCGCCCCACGCAGAATTGATGTAGATATTTTCTATCATGCCGTTTTTTGGCTTTTCAAACCTACAGAACCCCGCCTGCTGTCTCGATACAGAAATAATTTCTTCGCCGTTCGGACTCAGCAGAAATTCTGGGAAAGCGATACTGAAGCACTCGAAATCCGCAACCAAATCGCTCAATACCAATTCAAACTGCGTTCTATCAAAAAAATCATAGATATTTTCAACAACAGACTCCGCTTTATTATGATTGGCACGGAGTGAACCTATCCCGCTATTACTGCCTATTTTTCAGTTCCATATATTATAGTTTAGTATCATTCATTCTAATTCTTCTATAGGAATAGTGTCTCCTTTTACATAACCGATCCATTTCGAAGCTAAAGGATTTATTCCGATCTTAAGTTCTGTCCATTCCATAATATTCTTATACTTGCTTAAATCAATCCAAATAAGTATGCAATTTTTAAGAACCTGTCTCATAGGTTTATCAGTATTTCCGGTATAAACAGTTCTCTCATACTCATCTACATAAAAAAGTACGGTAGGATTATAAGCCGGTTCAAGCGCTGAATAGATTTTTTTTGGCATCGGAAGTATTACTTTGGGATAATCTTTTTCATCTGTACTTTTGTCCAGTTTGATAAAAATCCAAGTTTCATAGTCTTTGGTTGTTT